TTTAAATGTTTATAAATCCATTTATAGCATCTAATATTATCCCAGTAATTTATTTTTTTCTTACTTGTATATTAGTTAACTCAATATATTCAAATCAAAAAGTTCTATCTATATTTAGAACTAATGAAGAAATCCATCCAAAAGAACCATTTAGCTGTTCTAACTTAATTAAATCACTAAGCTGCTTTGTAACATTTATTACGTTAGCTTATTATTATTTAACCGATATATTAGATGGCCATTATCCTAATATTGCAATAAGGTCAATAGCTATGGCCTATATGGCAGTCGATTTGCTTTGTCTTATAAAAGTCAAAAAGTACTTAACTAAGTCAGTTATACAGCATCACTATTCAATAATATTTTTAGTACTTGTTGCAATGTGTGTAGATTTTAATAAAAGCAATATAGGTCAATTAGCACTATTCTTTTTATTTATAGTTACTGCTACTTTCCCAGTTAACCTATATTTTGCACTCAAGCCATATTATAATGTTGACTGGCTTCTTGGAATAGCTAAATACGATTACCTATTTACAATGGTTGGCTATTTGATATATTTAGTATTTAATTGGCAATATAGTATTTGGGGAATACTTTATCTATTGGCAACAACACCATTATTTGTAGCTGATGCAAAACAACTTAGACATCTGTTCCAAGAAAAACCTGGAAAAAATTTACTATAATAAATCTGTAATAGTATAAAAAGATGGAGTAGTAAATCTTTCTCCGCTTGTTACCTTTTTAACTCCATGAAGGTAATTTATATCGCCAGGGTGTGCTACAGCTAAGCCAGGCTTTGGCTTTACCTGTATGTCATGTTGTGGATAGTATAATTCTCCACCCTCAAAATCATCATTATAATATATTAATGAATTTAAATCATAAGTTGGAAATGGATTTGGAGAACCGTCATTTAACTGCTTGTCAGCATGAGGTTGCTGCTCTAGTCCAGGAAACCATCTAATAATAACTGGAGGTCTAACAGATACTTTAACTTTAAAAGTATCTTCTAAAAGATATTTCATTTTTAAAATATATTTATCTATCAAGTTATAAACATCTAAATTAATCCTAGATAGGATATCAAAACTACATTGCCTATTTTGCCAGTAAGATGCATCGTAAGTGCATGTTCCATCTTCAGCATATGTATTTTCTCCAGCGTCCATCCATTCATTTATTGTAGGAAGAAATTTTTGTATAATCTTTAAATCTTCTATTTCAATAAAATTATCTTTAATAATAATATTTTCTTTTGAATTACCAAAATGTCCTGGTTTGATTAAAGATCTTTCCATCTTGCACATCCTTGCTTTGCAACACCGGGTATGATATAGTATATCATTAAACAATTTTAACTGGAGAAAAAAATGGAATTTTTTCATGTAGGTTCATGCACCAATCCGGAAGACAATGCTAAATTTGGCATCTACTTATACAGAGATGCAATACCAAGAAAATTAAATATTCCAGAAAGATTAGAAGCAGCTTTAGCAAAAAGTACTAATAATCTATTCAAATGGTCAGAAGCACTTGTTGGCTATAATGAAAAGATGCCAGAGTATAGAGATTGTGTAGACCTAAAAATGCATCCAAACCACTGGCAATATTTAACTCCAGAAGTTGAGGATATTAAGAATTGCTATGAAGACGTTGAATCAAATTTAAGAATCTGTATAGAGCATTATGAATCTATGTATAATATGAAAATGGAATACATGGAAGCAATCAATTTTGTTAGATATGGAGAAGGCCAGCATTTTGATGTGCACAGCGACCACGGTTTTTCATACACCTGTACGGTATCTTCCGTTATGTATCTAAATGATGACTATGATGGTGGAGAATTATATTTCCCATTTTTAGGAATAAATTTGAAACCTAAAGCTGGAGACATAGTATTGTTCCCGTCAACGTATATTTATTCTCACGCAGCACTTCCTGTTACCAATGGAACAAAATATTCAGCAGTTACTATGTTTGACTATAATGATAAAAATCATAAATAGGAAAAAATATGTCCGATAGAAATGAAACACCATTTTTTCAATTACTTGAAAAGTCAGCATATGACATCTCGCTAAAGTCTTTGGATGGCAGTGAAGACATTATGGCTAAGAATAAAGGTAAAGTAACAATGATTGTCAATGTTACTGGAGAATGTGCCAACTCTGCACAATATATACCTATTCAAAAATTGCACGATGAATATAAGGATCTTGGCTTTGAAGTTATAGCTGTACCAAGCACAGACTTTTGTGATGACGCATATGGAGACTTTAAAGATTCAAATGCAAGTCCAGAACATATGTATGAGCATATGAAGAAATTATATAAAACAGATTTGCCATTCAGCGAACTAACAGGAATTGCTCCAGAACCAAAAGCTGGCATAGAGCAACATGAGTTTTACAAAATGATTCAACATAACCAAGATCCAATTCAAGGTAATTTTGAAAAAATAATAATAAGTAGAGACGGAACAAAAATGATTCGTTTCTGTAATTCTGACCTACTAGATCTAGCTTTCAATGCCGGAGAAAGAAAAACAAGTTCAGAACAAGCTTTAGCAAATATTAAAAAAGCAATTGAAATATTATTGGATGAGCAAATCTGATTTATGACAAAAGTAACTTTAACTAAAACCCATCAAAATCCACCTCAAATTGTTCAATCAAGAGTCAAAAGAGATTGGATGGACAATACGTATAAAAAGCATGCGTACCAATGCCTGCCTGTAACTACGGCTAATGTCCATGGCTGGGAGCTGATCTTGCCACAAGATGTAGTAGTTCAGTGGGATGGTGGCAATTCAGTGCCAACTATAATAAGCGGTGGAGAGTATAAGGGCAGACAGTTGGCTTATGGTGGAATAGTTGGAATGGTTTCGTTTTCAGTAGGATGGGCTTTTGGAACCGAAGATGGTTACGAGACATGGATAAGTGGTTCACCTAATTATTTTATTGAAGGAGCTTCTCCATTATCTGCTGTCATACCTTCAAGTTGGTGGCCAGATGAATTTCAAATGAATTGGATAATACAAAAAGTAGGCGAACCAATTACTTTTCCAGCTGGAATGCCATTCATGTTTTTTAATATATTTAAAAGTGATTTACTCGAATCTGTTGAATTTAAAGTAGACAACCTTTGGGATAAACCTTCTTTGATGGTTGCGCGTCAAGCATACGGTGACGCAAAGATGAAGAGAAATAAAGAAGAACCATGGACGTGGATGAAGGGAATAAAAACTGGCCTTAATGAAAAAGGGGAAAGAATAGGTCCAGCAAATTCAGGGCTTTTAAAGTTAAATAGCCCATTAGAATAGTTACTATATATTTATACATTCTTTATATTAAGTGAGGAAAAATGCCGTTTTTGTCTGTATCAAAAGAAGAAAAGTTAGTAGCGCTCAACGCAGCGAAGAAGGATCTTTTGATTCATCTATATAAAAGATTGACCCTATTAGGCCATGATCCTGAAACCTATAATCTTAATGACTTTTCATTTGACCCTACTTCCTCAGAGGAAGAAGATGGAGAATTTAGAGCTAAGCAAGATATCCAAAATACTTTAGATAAGCTTGAAACCGTAAACTCTAAAATATCAGAATTATCATAATAAGGAAAAAAAATGACCCTCACTAACACTGAAAAAAATGCAATTAAAGCAAAAGCAGTTGCATATCTAGAGAAGTCTATATATACACTATCTTTACTTTTAGGCCTTAATCCAGAACTAATTATGGACGCAACATCGGTCAATGACCTTACGGCTGAATTCTCAGATCTCTCAGAAGAGACCCAAAAAAGTTTTGAGTCTCTCCTTGCTCAAATCCAAGCACTGAACTCGATTAACTAATATGCCCGAAGTTGTTCCATTTGACTCAGAGTCGCAGTCGGCACAAGATCAGGCGCCAGTATATCTTCCTCAAGAAGGGACATATCAGTACGCAGACGGAAAGCTAGTAGATTGCTATGTCACTTGGAATACTAATGCTATTAAAAATAGTATTCTAAATTACAAAGAATTTGATGAAGAGGATATTTTATGAGCTATAACGCAGAACAAGATCTTAAATATATTGAAGAAAATATAGCATTGTTAATGTATATTGTCGGATTAAATCCAGATAATATGGGAACTACAACTATAGATGAATTAGTTAATTCTGCAAGAGATCTTGCAAGAGTTTCTTCAGTTAGAACCACTGGCACTGGACTTAGTTCCGAAAGCCTAAAAATATATAGAGATGAACCATCTTTATCATACCTAAGATCACAAAGAATATCTTTAATAGCAAATATTAGAAGATTTTGGTATTTAAGACAATTGGCATTAGGAGCGATTAATCGTGGATAATTCTCAAGCATATTTTTCAAATATAGAGAAGTTAGTTAAATATCACCAAGTAGAAAATGCGCAGGACATGATAGATAGAACTGCAAGCATTAAACAATATTTAGATGGATTAAATATTGATAGAAGAAAAATAGCTGTTGGTTTTGATACTGTTATGTGGTACTTTGATATGTTTAGTTCAGAAACCACTAAATGGAATAAAAATTTTTCTTCAACATATGGTGGCGCTCCATACGAACAAATGTTTTTGGCAAAAAATCCAACTGCAAGTTTGATGACATTTCCAGCATGGAATACTGGTTTAGCTAAACTATTAAATGATGAATCTTCTTTAACCTTAGTTAATGGTTATCAATTAGACTTGTTTGAAAACTTCTGCAAAAAAGAATCAGAAACATGGGAATATGACGTTGTCTCAAGACAGTCAGTAGAAGCTGGAACCGCTGGCACATTTGATTATATAGCAATAAATGCATATGATATTGTTCACGATCCAAGTTTAGTCGTTTCTTATTTTGATATGTTAAATACAAAAGGCATATTAATAATTGGTCATGCAAGTGATGGAGCTTCTCTATATGAAGCCGGAGCAGAATATTCACCTTATTTTGAAATAAACCAAAATCTAAAGGCATTAGGAAATGCTAGAGTATATCATGATTACACTGTATTAGGAACGACATTTGCAATAAAATTGTAGTATAATATCTTTTATGATCGTAATAGATAATTTTATTAAAGATAAAAATTTATTATTAGAGATAGAATCAGATTTTAATTTTTTTCCAAAATCAATAGGCTCCGGTCAATATGAAGGAAGATTTACCTTTTGGAATGGCTGGTGGGATAGTCCAGCAGATAATACTAGAAAAAAATTAATTAAAGCTATATGGGAAAATAATCTTCCTATTCCAATAAAAGATATAAGTGGTTTTGAATATTGGATAAGAACATACGCTAATGGTGAGAGCATACCTTTTCACTTTGACGAAGATGTTTTGTTGTATAAACAGGAAAAAATATTTCAAGGTTCAACAATTGGATGTATTTATTTTCCAGAATCTAATGCAGGTGTTGTTGGGGGGTTTTTAGAGATCCACAAAAATAAAATGGAAGATGGAACGTTTAATTCTTTAGAAAGAGAAAATATTGAACCCTTAGTTAGTTCGATAGAAGAAAGAGAAAGAATAGCCTGTAAACCAAATAGATTGATTATTTTTGATGGCGGACACAATGGTCACAATAGCACCCCAGTTATAAATGGAAATAGAATTATATTTGGAGTAAGTATTTGGCATAAAGATAAGACTCCAAGAGCAGTATCTAGTGGTAAAGCCTATTTTGAATGATGTGATATAATTATATCTATGAAAACAAAGTGGAAAGCTACAGTTTTAAATCCTCTTGGTCAAGAAACCTATGATATGGTAGTTGAAAAAATTGATGAAATTTTAACCGCTACGGTTTCTAATGAAAAGGGAACAGTAGTATTAAAAGATTTAAATATTCCACCATACAAGCCTATCTATGTTGCAGACATAGAAACTCCAATGAAAACTAGAATCCAATTAGACATAGAGCCTTATGATCCTCTTGGATTGGGTAATCTTTATGGCATTCTAAAAATAGG